GCCCCGGATAACATGGGCAAGATTGGTGCGGTAGCGAATGACATTGCTGATACGGACAAAGAGATCAGCGATATTGAAAAAGAATTAAAAAAGAAAAAGGATTACAAGAAACATTTATCAGAAAATGTTTTGCCCAACCTCTTTGCGGAGGTAGGGCTATCAGAGTTAAAACTTGCTGACGGCAGGCTTATAAAGGTAGGGAACTACTACGGCGCCTCCATAAAGGAAGACAAGAAAGAGGCTGCTTTCACATGGTTCAGAAACAATGGATTTGGGGATTTAGTAAAGAACCAGATCTCTTGCAGCTTTGGGAGGAATGAAGATGAAAAAGCTAGGGGACTGATTGAAACCTTGAATGAACAAGGTTATCAATCCTCGCAACGTGAATGGGTCGAACCTTCCACCCTTCGCGCATTTATACGTGAGCAACATGAAGCAGGCAGGCAACTGCCTATGGACTTGTTAGGCGCTTACGTCGGACAAAAAACAACGATTAAAAACTAAAAGGAGAAAGGCCTATGGCACAGACTAAAGCAGTCGCAGCAGCGGCAAAACTAGATCTAGCAGTTCTTGCTAGTGATTCAAAGGATGCAAGTGGATTCGGCAATCTTGACTTGTCAAGAGACATCGCAATTCCTTACATCAATATTCTTCAATCAAACAGCCCGCAATTGAATCCATCAAAAGCGGAGAATGTTGAAGGAGCAAAGGTGGGACAGTTCTACAATACTGTGTCACAGGAAGTCAGTGATTCATTAAACGTGATTCCTGTACTTTATCAACTACGATACGTGGAATGGAAACCACGTGAATCCGGGGGAGGATTTGTTTCTTCCCATGACGCTGACAGTGGGATCCTATCCCAAACGAAGCGTGACCAGATGACCTTTAAGGATGTATTGCCAAGCGGCAACTACATCGCCACCACTGCCTACCACTATGTTATGGTTCAGGGCAAGGATGGCGCGTGGTCGCAGGCAGTTGTAAGCATGACATCTACTCAATTAAAAAAGAGCAGACGCTGGAACAGCTTAATGCTATCGCAAAAAGTTAAGGGTCCATCCGGGAGTTTCACTCCGCCAACTTACGCAATGATCTACAAGCTCACTACCGTTAGTGAGTCCAATGATCGAGGCAGTTGGTTTGGGTACCAAGTTGAGAAAGTCGGGCAGGTTGAAGACGCTGATGTCTACAATGAATCTAAGTCATTTTCAACCACCGTATCAAGAGGAGAAGTCGAAGCTAAACCTATCGTTGAGGGGGAACCTGTAAAAGAGGCTCCACAAAACTCAAAAGAAAGCGACGAAGACATACCGTTTTAAGGTAGTTTTCATAAACTGGAGGTTTAGTGGAAGAATTCAAATCTATATTTGAAGGGCTTGACGTAGCTTATGGTCAGCACCAATCCGAGGGGAAGCGTGCTGACGGTAAGCAGGAGGGGAAGTCATACATTGTTAAAAAACTTGTTACGGAAGATCTGTGGAGTGATCATCTGGCTGGTAAAGGCCCTTCTCTGGGCATTATTCCTATTATGGCTGATAATACATCCAAGTGGGGTTGTATTGATATTGATTCTTATCCTATTGACTATAATAAAATAATTCACACTGTCAGAAAACTTAAGTTGCCCCTTGTACCATGCAGGTCAAAGAGTGGCGGTCTTCACCTATTCCTGTTTTTTAAAAACCCAGTATCCGCCAAATCAATACGAGAGAAATTGCGAGAGGTTGCCTCAGGTCTAGGATATTCTTCCGTCGAAGTATTTCCAAAACAATCCACAATACTAATAGAAAAAGGGGACTTAGGAAATTTTTTAAATCTTCCCTATTATAACGCCAGAAATACAACAAGATATGCTTACAAGGATGATGGAACCGCCGCAACATTGCGCGAGTTCGTTTCATTATACAACAAATATTCAGTGGCCGGTACCGACGAAGTTGCAATCCAGGTATCGCAAGATGTCATAAAGGACGGTCCACCATGCCTGCAGCAACTGTGCACGCAGGGATTTCCGAAGGGAACTAGAAACAACGGACTGTTCAACATTGGAGTTTATTTAAGAAAATTTGATCCGGATAACTGGAAGACGCTGCTTGAGGAACATAACAGAAGTCATATGACACCGCCACTGGCGGCACAGGAAGTCGTCATTGTCCAGAAACAACTGGAGAAAAAAGATTACAATTACAGATGCAAGGAACCACCCATCAATGCCTATTGCAATTCCAAGCTATGCCGAACGAGAAAGCACGGCATTGGGCAAGGCGGTTCAACTATAGAATTTGGTGCACTGACAGTTCAGTTGTCCATGCCGCGTGTATGGTTCCTGGATGTCAACGGGCACCGCTTAGAGTTATCAACTGAGGAGTTGCAGATCCAGAGCAAGTTTCAGAGAAAATGCATGGACATATTGCGCATTATGCCTCAGAAGATGAAGGAATCACTATGGCAGGAGATAGTCCAAGCCTTGATGGATAATGCACTCGAAATTAAGGTGTCAAGTGATGGGTCTGTCGCCGGTCAGTTTGAAGCTTACCTCCAGGATTTTTGTACTGATCGCGCGCAGGCTCTCAATAGGGACGAAATTTTAACGAGAAGACCATGGACGGAGGAAGGAAAAACATGGTTCAGGCTTAAGGACCTGCAGGATTATCTCACTCGCAACAAGTTCACCCACTACAACGGGGGACAGCTTGTCGCACGACTTCATGATCTTGGGGGAAATAGTGACAAGTTTAAATTAAAGGGACGCACCACAAGGGTGTGGAGCATTCCAGCTTACCAGCAGCAAAATTCAGAATTTGACATAAAGGAGGTTGACAGTGCACCATTCTAAATCAAAAAGAAATGTAACTGACTTAAGATATGTGGAATCAGAAAAAGGATATTTTAATAATGTATGGCAATCAATTAGATCTAGAGATGTCGCGTATAGCATTAAAAGTAGGAATCATCTTTTAGAACTATGGAACAACCATAAAAAAGAATATGGTCCTTGTTGTAGATATACTGGAGTTGAACTTACTACTAAACGTTCCACTGGTGAAGGTTGGAAAAGGAGTAGACCTACTAATATATCCGTTGACCGTGTAGATCCTAGACTTCCTTATGAAGAAGGAAATATTGTCTTTTGCACATGGGAATTTAATAACAGAAAAAGTGGTGTCACACCTGATGATTGTAAACGAATACTGGAAGTATATGAGGAAATAAATGAAAACTAAAATAATACTTGGTCCTCCTGGCACAGGAAAGACACACAACCTCTTGGAGCTTGTGGAAGAAGAATTGGCACGTGGAACGCCACCCGATCGTATTGCTTTTCTGGCTTTTACTAAGAAAGCAGCAACTGAGGCGCGTGAGAGAGCGATGAAAAAATTTAAATTAGAAGAACAGCATCTTCCTTATTTCAGGACCTTGCATTCATTTGCGTTTCATCAATTAGGACTGACTAAGTCAGAAGTTATGTCACGAGATAATTACAAGGAATTTGCACAAGCTTTTGGTATGGACTTAGGGTCTGTTACAGATGGTACCAATTCTGGTGGTGTAATTACTACAGATAACATACTGATAAATGAGGTTAATTTATCACGAATGAAATGTATGAATTTGGAGCATCATTATAATAGTTCTAATTTAAAAGATATTTCATGGCATGCATTGCTTAGAGCTCAAAGATCATTGGAAGAATTTAAAAAGAAAAAAGAGCTATATGATTTTACAGATATGATTGAATTATATTTGGAATCTGGAATGGTTCCTAAGTTAGATGTAGTATTTATAGATGAAGCGCAGGATTTATGTGCATTACAATGGCGCATGGTGGATAAGATTTCTCAAAACGCTAAAAAAATTTATGTAAGTGGTGATGATGACCAGGCCATATACAACTGGGCAGGTGCGGATGTTAAACATTTTATTGAATTACCAGGAGAGACAGAAGTACTTAAACAATCTCACCGTTGTTCCAATGCTATACAAAATTTATCAAATAGAATTATTAATAGGGTTAGATTTAGAAGAGCTAAAAGTTGGGAAGGTACAGGAACTGATGGACTAGTTGTTTTTCATAATTACCCAGAAGGAGTTAATTTAAGAGAACCTGGTAGCTGGTTGCTACTTGCTAGGACTAATTATATGCTTGATGAAATAGAGCGCGATATAAGATTACAAGGCATGTTGTATAAAAGAAATAATAAACTGCCTGTATCAACTAAATTGTTGAATGCAGTTGATGCTTGGAAAAAATTAAATAGAGAAGAAATCGTTCCACTTGTGGATATAAAAAGCATTTACTCTTACATGTCATCACAGATTGGAATTGAAAGAGGACATAAAAATTTAAAGATGGCGGATAAGGAAGAATATGAAATAGAAGAATTGGTGATGCATCACGGTTTACTTATGGCTGGTAGGCCATGGGACGTGGCATTTGATAAAGTGGGAAATAGAGATAAAGAATATTTACGTGCAATAGAAATAAGAGGAAATGTATCAAAAGATCCACAAGTGCATCTTAGTACTATTCATGGAGCGAAAGGTGGGGAAGCGGACAATGTCATGCTTCTTACTGATCTTTCCAGGAAAGCAAACGAGGCAATGGAAAAGAATTCAGATGATGAATGCCGTGTGTTCTATGTAGGGGCTACACGCGCTCGTAACCAACTACATATAGTACAACCACAAAGACAATGGGGATTTATAATATGACCAAAGAAGAAATACTTGCCCTTGCAAAAGAAATGGTAAGCAAGGACAGAAACGATACACACGGGGATGCATTCAAGAATCACGCAGAGATAGCGGAGTTCTGGAATATATTTCTAGATGGTAAGTTAAGACCAATGGCCAACATTACGGCAAAAGATGTTGCCATTATGATGATACTATTAAAGATATCACGCACCAATCAGGGTGAAAAATTTAACTTGGATAATTTTGTTGACATGGCAGGTTATTCAGCGATAGCGGGAGAAATAGGTGACTC